AACACTGTATAATAGATCTCGGTATACAAAGTCATTTTCTATGGGGCAAGACGCATAACAAAATAAATTATTTTGGCTGTCATGCTCATTATCTACATCATGCTATAGGAACATTCATAGCTTTCATAATATTCACAGATATTAAGACAGCACTAATAGCTACAGTAATAGACTACATAGTACATTGGCATGTTGACTTTACTAAACACAACATTAATACCTATTTAGATCTAACAAGAAAAGATAAGTTATATTGGTGGACAGCAACCATTGATCAACTTCTACACTTCTTAACTTATTATTTGTTAGTCATCTATCTAGTCTAGATAAATATACTGATAACAACGGAACTTTTTAAAAGATGGCTACAGTACAAATTTCACGCATACAACATAGACAAGGATTGTCGGAAAATTTACCTCAATTATCAGGTGGTGAATTTGGATGGAGTATTGACTCAAGACAATTATATATTGGTAATGGCACTATAGCAAACGGTGCTCCAGCAATTGGCAATACAGAGATACTAACTGAGTTCTCAGATATTGTTTCCTTAGCAGACACTTATACATACAAAGGTGAAGCGGCAGGTTATACGGTTAAAACAGGTGAACTAACAAGTACTCCAATAACGAGAACTTTACAAGGTAAGTTAGACGAATTTGTATCTGTTAAAGACTTTGGTGCGGTAGGTGACGGTGTCGCAAATGACACAGTCGCAATCAATAGAGCATTGTATGAACTATTTTGTAGAGAAGTAAATGCCGAAGTAAGACGCAGTTTATATTTTCCAGCAGGTACTTATTTGATATCAGACACTTTACTGATTCCTCCATATGCTAAATTATGGGGCGAAGGTATGAACTCTACAGTGATTAAATTAGACGCTGACCCTGCAAGTACTATTGCTACATATATGGCAAGAACTACAGATAGTTTACAACAAACAGGAAGTAACATTGGTACTAATTCAGCAATAACTCCAAGAAATGTTGAAATATCAGCATTAACATTTGAGACAGCTGAAATTACTGATATATTTTTAGTTGAATCTATTGATCAAATGTATTTTGATTCAGTAGGTTTTATAGGACCATTAACAACTTCTGATTTAAATGTAGCAACTGACGATGTCAGCTGTGTTAGAACTAATGGAACTAGTGCAACTATTCCTCGTGGTGTAACTTTTGACAAGTGTGCTTTCACAAATATGACATACGCATTTAAAATTAATCAAAGAAGCCAAGGATGGTCAGTTAGTAATTCAAAATTTGAAACTTTATATAATGCTATTGTGTTAGGTGAAAGTCTAGTAGACGGTGGACCAAAAGGGTTCAGAGCAATTCATAATTTTTTCAATCAAATTTATGGTTCAGCAGTTGTGTATGATCTAGCTAGTACTTGTGCTACTGCTCATAATATATTCTTAAGCGATTGTGGTAATCAATTTGGAGCAAGTCCTCAGGTTCCAGTAATTGAGTTTAATGCTGACAACAATATATCTGTAGGCGATATGTTTGAACGTAGTGATGCTGAGTCGTTAGTATATCCAAGAATTAAAACAGGAACAACAACTTCAATTGCTTTTGATAACACTAAACAACTTCAATTAGGTAGTTATGTTCGTGAAAGTGGTGAGACTGCTACACTATCAGACAATACAGCAGTTGCAACTTCAGTGTTTACATTGGATAGCAGTGATGTATCAGCCTGGAGTTTAGATTATACAATTACTCGTGGCACAAATGTAAGACACGGTAAGATGGAGGTACGTAACACTTCAACACCTGTTTACTCAGACGATTTTGTTGAAGATGCTTCAACAGGTGTTATTCTATCAGTGGCTAATACTGCTGGAACTACATATGCACTACAATATACAACCAGCAACACAGGCGCTGACGCTACATTAACTTACAGTTTATCGCAGTTGGGTTAGTATGTGGCCCGTTGGCTACGAAGAAACACTTCAGTCTTGGGTTCAGCTAAGACACGACTGTGAAAATAAACCTCTCAAAGAGCAACTTAACCAAATAGCAAAGTGGTGGGGACACGCACCACGTATTAATTACGCTATTCATTGGCAGGATAAAAAAAACTGGCCAACTCCGTGGGAACTTTTGGCAGAAAATAAGTACGATGAACTTGCTATTGCTCTAGGAATGTCATATACTGTATTAATGCTAAAAAATATAAATACCACCGTTGAGTTAGCCCACGCAAAGGACAACATAGCAAGTGACAATTATATAGTCCTAGTTGACGATCAGAAATATATACTTAATTATGACCCCTGGACAGCAGTAAATACCGAACAAATAAAATTTAAAATACTAGATTCAATAGACAATAAACAACTTCTTGAAAAGATAGGATAGAAATGGCAGATATAATCGTAACGAAGAGAGACGGAACTAAAGAACCACTAAACATTGAAAAATTACATAAGGTTGTAATGTGGGCCTGTGAAGGCATTACTGGTGTATCAGCCAGTGAAGTTGAAATTAAAAGTCACTTACAATTTTATAATGGAATTAAGACATCAGATATACAAGAAACAGTTATTAAATCAGCCGCAGATCTTATCACAGAAGACACTCCTAACTATCAGCATGTAGCAGGTCGATTAATTAGTTATCATATAAGAAAAGATGTGTACGCTCAGTTTGAACCTTGGCATATTACAAAATTAATTGATCAAAATATTGAGTTAGGATTATATGATCCTCACCTACTAGAAGATTATACAAAAGATGAATGGGAACAGATTAACAGTTATATTAAACATAGTAGAGACGAGATGTTGACTTATGTTGCTATGGAACAATTCCGCGGCAAGTATCTTGTACAGAACAGAGTAACAGGTGAGATATACGAAAGTCCACAAATGACATACATGTTAATTGCGGCTACATTGTTTTCTAGCTATGGTAAGAGTTATAGATTACAATATGTTAAAGATTACTATGATGCTATTTCAACACACCAAATATCACTACCCACTCCTGTAATGGCTGGCGTAAGAACTAGCCAAAGACAGTTTTCAAGTTGCGTACTTATTGAAACAGATGATTCACTAGATTCAATCAATGCTACATCATCAAGTATTGTAAGATATGTTTCACAGAAAGCAGGTATAGGGATTAATGCTGGACGCATTCGTGCTATTAAATCACCAATTAGAAAAGGTGATGCTTATCACACAGGTGTTATTCCGTTCTTTAAGTTATTTCAAGCGGCTACACGATCATGTTCACAAGGTGGTGTTAGAAATGGTGCGGCAACATTGTACTATCCAATATGGCATTTAGAAGCAGAAGACTTGTTAGTGCTTAAAAATAACAAAGGTACAGACGATAATCGTGTTAGACATATGGACTATGGTATACAGTTTAATAAACTAATGTATGAAAGACTGTTGTCAGGCGGAGATATAACTTTATTCTCACCACATGATGTGCCAGGCATGTATGATGCGTTCTTTCAAGATCAAGAAAAATTTAAAGAGCTATACGAAACAGCAGAACGTAATACTCGCATACGTAAAAAAACAATTAAAGCAATTGATCTATTTGGACAGTTTATTCAAGAGCGTAAAGATACAGGACGTATATACTTAATGAACGTTGACCATGCTAACACACACAGTTCATTTGATACGTCAGTTGCTCCAATTAGACAATCAAACTTATGTTGTGAAATTGACTTACCAACAAAACCATTGAATGATATCAATGATCCAGAAGGTGAAATAGCTCTTTGTACACTATCAGCTATCAATTGGGGTGTGTTCAGACAGCCCGAAGACATGGAAAAGGCGTGTAGGCTTGCTGTGCGAGGATTAGACGCCCTATTAACGTATCAGAACTATCCAGTACTAGCGGCAAGAATGAGTACAGAAAATAGAAGACCGTTAGGTGTTGGTATTATTAACTTTGCTTATTGGTTAGCAAAAAATGACTTAACGTACACAGGAGAAGAAGCGTTGCCTGAAGTTGATCGCTGGGCACAGCATTGGTCATATTATTTGATTAAAGCATCAGCAGACCTAGCAGAAGAGTATGGAGCATGTCCTAAGTCAAACGAAACCAAGTACCATGATGGTATACTACCTGTTGATACTTATAAAAAAGAAGTTGATGAACTAGTTCCACATAAAGATCATGTTGATTGGAAAGGTTTGCGTGAACAACTTAAGACTACAGGAATACGAAACTCAACGCTAATGGCATTAATGCCAGCAGAAACATCTGCACAGATTAGTAATTCAACAAATGGTGTAGAACCACCTAGAAGTTATATATCAGTTAAACAAAGTAAACACGGTGCATTAACACAGGTAGTCCCTGAATACAGACGCCTTAAAAACAAGTATGAGCTATTGTGGGATCAGAAGAGCCCTGAGGGTTATCTAAAAATTATGGCCATTCTCCAGAAGTATATTGATCAAGGAATTTCGGTAAATACTTCTTACAATCCACAGCATTATGAAGACGATAAAGTACCAATGAGTGACCTACTCAAGCACATTGTAATGTTTTATAAGTATGGCGGCAAACAACTTTATTACAATAATACCTATGACGGGCAGGGTGAAATAGACATTGATCGTGATGTTGCTGATTCAGTAGAAGACACAGATTCAATTGATTATGAAGAAGACTGTGATAGTTGTAAAATTTAAGTCAGGGACAATGTACAAATGGGTGTATTAAATAAGAATAGCAAGAATCATCTGAAAGCCAATGCGTTTTTAGATAAAAGTGGTGGGCACGGTATCCAACGTTATGATACTGTTAAGTACAGACAATTTGAAAAACTAACTGATAGACAATTAAGTTTCTTTTGGCGTCCTGAAGAAGTTGACGTAATGCGTGACTCCAAAGACTTTAAAGACTTAACACCATATGAACAACATATCTTTACATCAAACTTAAAGAGACAGATTGTACTTGACTCAGTACAAGGACGTTCACCTAATTTAGCACTACTACCGTTAGCAACTATACCAGAGATTGAAACTTGGATAGAAACTTGGGCATTTAACGAAACTATTCATTCACGTTCATACACACATATTATTAGAAACGTTTATGCTGATCCATCAAAAGTATTTGATAGCTTAATGGACATGGAAGAAATTGCAAACTGTGGTACAGATATTTCCAAGTACTATGATGACTTAATTGAATATCATAGAATGTATGAATATTTAGGTGTAGGCGAGCATACAGTCAATGGCAAAAAAGTCATAGTTGATGAGTACGAACTTAAACGTCGTTTATGGTTATGTATTAATTCAGTAAACGTATTAGAAGGTATTCGCTTTTATGTTTCTTTTGCTTGTTCATGGGCGTTTGCTGAACTTAAGAAAATGGAAGGCAATGCTAAAATTATTAAACTAATTGCTAGAGATGAAAACATTCATTTAGCAAGTTCACAACACTTACTAAAAATGTTACCACAAGACGACAAAGACTTTATTAAGATTAAAAAAGAGTGTGAACAAGAAGTAATACAAATGTTTAAGTTGGCTGTTGAACAAGAAGAAGCCTGGGCAAAGTATTTGTTCCAAGATGGTTCGATGATTGGTCTTAACGAGTCGTTACTCTGTGATTACATTGAATGGATTGCTAATAAGCGTATGGGTACACTAGGTTTAGAATCACCATATAAAGGTGGATCAAATCCTTTACCATGGACACAGAAATGGATATCAGGCGGGGAAGTACAGGTAGCACCACAAGAAACAGAAATTAGCAGTTACACCATTGGCGCAGTTAAACAAGATGTAGATCAAGACACATTGAAAGGATTTAGTTTATAATGCTTACAGTATATTCAAAACCAGCCTGTCCTTTTTGCGACAAGGCTAAAAATTTATTAGAAACTAAAGGTATAGAGTTTGAAGTAGTAGACATATCAAAAGATTCAGCTTCAAGAGATTTTCTAGTTGAATCAGGATACAGAACAGTTCCACAGATATTCAAGGGTAGTGAATTATTTGTCGAAGGTGGATTTCACGGATTAAGTAAATTAACAGACGAAGACATAAACACTAAACTAGGATAAAAATGGACATAACAAAAGATCAAATATACACATTCAAAATAAACTCAGGTGAAGAAATGGTAACAAAGGTGTTAGAAGTTGGTGACACACATTACCTCATTGAGAAACCTGTATCAATCGCTCCTGGACAACAAGGCATGCAAATGATTCCTAGTGCGTTTACTATGGAAATGGAAAAACCAGTGAGGCTAAATAATAGTGCGGTTACAATGGTTTTTGAAACTAATCCAGAAGTACAAGCTAGCTATAAAACAGCAACAAGTGGGATAGTTCAACCGCCAGAAAAGAAAATACTTAAAGGGTAATACAAATGCCAGGAGTTGTGCGTACAGGTGATATCAACAGTGCAGGCGGAGCCGCCACAAGAGGTAGCTCATCTGTTCTTGTTAATGGTAGAGGAATAGTTTTTCCAGGTAGTTCTGTAAGTCCTCATCCTTGCTGTGGCGCCGACGGATGTCATGCACACTGTGCGGCCACTGTAGTTGGTCCTGGAAGTTCAACAGTGATATGTGAAAATAAGCCAGTGATACGTCAAGGTGATTCCGATAGCTGTGGTCATTCAAGACAAACAGGTAGTTCTAACGTGATCTGTGGGTAAATAGAGATGGCGTGTGGCGGAACACTGACAGCAATGACAATGACAGCAGGCGCAAGTCTGCTGAGTGGTTCAGGAACAGGATTAACTAAATCTCTTGGATTAGACAGTGCTATCACAAAAACTTCTACAAGTTTCCCAGGTTTTGGTACAATAACAGAAGCTATAAGTGCCGCTGACGGCGCTGGAGGTGCTGGTTTAGTTAGTATGGGAGGACTATCTTTCCCAGGCATTGGCAATGCTGTCCCTACTGAATTTCAAAGCAGTCTAGGTAATGCCACTGGTATGACAGGTTTAATTAACTCGACAGCAGATGCTATAATGGGTGCTGATCTAGGAGTATTTACTCAACATTTTAATTCCGCTGACGGGTTAGTCGCAGGATCCAATCAATTTATAACTTCATTGTCATCTTTTGCTGGAGAAACATTTAGTTCGTACTCTCAAAATTCGTTAATGACTAGTGCATTTGCAGATAATAATTTAGCATTATCTGATTATGGAGCAGATCTAGTAGACATGGGTAACATTGTTGATCTAAGTGATTTAAATAATTTAGGAAATCCATTGAGTTTGGTTAAAAATTTAAGTCAACAAGCAGGCGGTATTGCTGTTTTAAACAAAAGTTTACTAAACGCAGGTATAAATCCAGACTCACTTAATACATTAGTTACTTCAACTGATGTTAGTGCGTTAACGAATGAAACAGTTGGTAATAGTTTAGGTTCTGGTGGACTTGCAAGAATGGATAGTGGTGGAACAGGTCTATCTGGTCTAACTAGCTTAACAGCATCTACTGATTCAGGACTTATGAGTACCGTATACAAAGCTATGGGCAGTGTAACTGGTGAAGACTTAGATCAAGTACAAGCAATATTAGGAAGTAACGTCACAGGATTAACATCAATGCAAGATATGTTAGATCCTAGTAAAATAATGCCACGTAGTTATCCTAGTATGACTTCAATAGCACCCGCAGGTAACTTAACTAAGGTTTATACATAATGGCAAGTCTTAACTCATCTTTTAACGGATTAGGCAATGACCTTTATACAGCATTACCTGAGGATGTCGCAGATGCCAACAAAGCATTAGCAAGAGCA